TTTGCTTTTTGTATCTCCGCTTTGCTATCGAGGAAGCTAGTGCCTAACCCGACAACGGAACTAAGTAGTTGTGTTATCATTTATTTTCTCCGATCCAAGCCAGACGGCGAATGCGCCTGTCATAGCTCCTGTTACTGTTGCTGTTAATGACGCCGCCTGTGTTGTCATCTCGTCTGGCGACAAACTCTGAAACCACCACAAAGTATCGAGGTAGGCGTATGTCATAATGCCCATCATAAATCGGGGCAAAAGTCGCATTTTTAAAATTCTTTCCATCGTAATCTCTGGCATTACCAACTCTCAGTCATGCTTGATTTCCACCCACCCGTGTTACCACTTGAGGCTTCTCCAGCAGTTGCGTCGACGACTGCTTCTCTGAACTTTCTGTTACCACCAAGTACAGGAATACGTGTCGCCATCTCTCTAACGGCTGATCTTTCTTTTGAATTACTGTTGTCTTTCTCGTCTGTTATTCCTGCGCCCACTTGCATTGTCGCATTGCCGAGACCGAATGATGGGCCGAGAAGTGTTGACCACATACGCTGTTGTCCGTATGCACCATTGTCTGCCTGTGTTACTGCTGAGTGAATGATGTCTCCCATAAGACCGAGACCACCCATAACCATCATGCTTTCTACATACCAACCGAGGAAGTTGTCTTCGTCTCCATGCGTATCTTTGTCATATCCCAATGCTTTTAGGATATTTCTTTTTCTTAATGCTGGTTCTCTATTTTCTTCGCCACCTCGCATTTGAATAATATCCTTAACACTGAGAGTAACTGCACCGAATGCAGGGCCAATAGAAGCCAAGTAAATAAGGGGTGTGAAGTTCCCGTGGTTTGCTTCTTTAATCACATGACCACCGAGACGTGTCATCATTAATGGAAATGATTTAAGCTGAAAGACTAATGAACCAACTGGCGTCTGCGCCCACATTGGAATATCGTTCGGGTTCGGCTGGAAGATTGCGTCGTCTGCAAACTTGATAATAGCCATGCGTACCTTATCGTTACCAGTGTTTACGTCAAGATGTTGATTGCTAATCATCTCTGATGCTTTAGGTGCGCCTGGCAAAAACTCTTCGAGCCCATAGTTCTTTAGGAAACGATGCGCCGTCTTGTACTGTCTGGACTGCATCGAGTAAGGGACGCCTGCTTTGAAAGCACGTTGCGCTTTAATCTGCATCGTCTTGAGTGTTTCAAAACCTGTAGCTCCTGCGATCTGCCTGTTCATGTCTGTCCAAGGCGTAAGCAACGTCGCGTTAAAGAAAGCGTGAGACGCTTTGTTGTCGGGCGCACCATACATGTGAACCATGCGTTCGTGTACGACGTTCTCCATAGCCACACCTACATTCTTTATCATCTGCTTGTAGTCAGGGTCAGTCATGTTGGCTAATCCTTTAGCCCAACTCTTGAAAGAACCAGATCGTATGATAGGCAGACCCAAGTCACCAATAGATGTTAGGGTTGTAAAGCCAAGTAGAGAGACGTTGTTAAAGAAACGCAGACCTCGTGATACTCTCATGCCCGTTTTGTTTGTGCCGTGCATAGGCTTCTTGTGGAGAATACGCATAGCGTTATCGACGTATTCTTCGCCAGTATCGTATGCAACTTGCCCTGTCTTACCCTTAAAGTCTTGTATTGCACCGACTATTGCATCAACTCTTTTTTTGTAGACTGGACTAATTTCCCCATTAATCATTGGCGCAATTTCCATAAGCATCTGCCTAACTCCTGCGGGGCCAGATGTTGTGCCTATTTCGAGTAACTTGTCTGCGAATGCGACAGCTTCACCCTGATTGTTTTCAAAAGGCATACGAATTGTGTCTACAAGAGTAGCTGTTTCCCTTACCCCCTCTGAGTTCATAGCGGTTATGTCGTATTCAAACTGTCTCGCTTTTGATAGGAGACGGGCAATACCCATACGTCCTTCTTTAGCCACCATCATGTAGTCAGAGACAGCGTGACTGTTGACACCGAAGCGTTTGGCAGACGTAAGACGTCTTGAACTACCTTCAAGATATTTAACCAGCAGACTTTCCAGGTTGCTTTCTAAGAAAGGCTCTAGTTCGTTAAGCATATCTGGGTATTTTTCTAGCTCAATAACCCTTGAGTAGTCGACGTTTTCAAAGGTTGAGTTCTTTGTTGACCCTTTAACTGGAATAAAGACACCACCTTCGCTTTCGTCTAGGAGCTTGAGCATTATACCTTCAGCAAAGGCTTGCGCTTCTGCATCACTGTACTCCCTATTATTCGAGAGGTTCTCGACTTCATAATATCGCTTCATCTTGGCGATAAACTCGTCCTTGTTCTTACGTATTTTGCCTTGATCCCATACTTGCGGTAGATAGTTTGGCCCTCTGTCACCAACGTGGAAGCCTTCAGCAATCATTTCTTCTCTTTCAGAGCCAAGGATTAATCTTATATCTCTGTATATAGCTCTTTCTTCTGTTGTTAACTGTCGTTCGCTACGAGACCCATCTCCTCTTCGCAATGCACGAGCAATTCTGCCGTGAGACTTGGGTTGTTCTTGTCCAAAGCCAGCAGTAGATCGTCTGAAGTAGCCCCGAAGTATGCCGTCGCTATCTGGTAAAGACCTGAGAGCGTTAAATATAGGCATAATCTTTTTGCCGAAACGCTGTTGCATGTCGGGATAATGCTCTTGGTATTTGTCTGCAAGCCAGTTCATTCCCTGATTACGTATCTTTGTGGATACTCTGTTTAGAAACCCAAAGACGCCATGCTTTCGTATGGCTTGTTCTTCTGCAACGCTTGGCTCTCGCTTGCGAAGCATAGACATAACGGCACTTGATATGGTGCTGTTCGAGCCACCTTCTTCTACTAGCTCCCCAAACTGTCCAACAGGAACATCACCTATACTTTTGAACTCATCGTTCATTAGCATTCTAGTAAAGTCACCCGTCAATCCTTTTTCTATTGGTTCCCAGTTATCTACTTGGCTGTATAGTTGCTCATCATTTCTATCAAAGTATTTTGCACCAATGTGTTTTGCTTGCTCTGGTTTAAATAGAACAACGGCGGTGTGAGTGAATGCAGACGCACCATAGGGCAATCCACTGTCCATCTGCGCTCCGCCATAGGAAAGTGTGTTGGTATGTGTTGATGTTATTCCGTCATAGCCAAGTCTTTCTAATATTTTTGTTAAGGCATTTTGCGCTGATCTATGTTGTAAGCCTGTCTCTTCAAGAGACTTTACCAAATCATTGTAGGTATCTTTACCTGACTTATCCATACGTCCAAATGTATCTTGTAGATAAGCAAGGGCGCGATCTGCGTTATCTGTGCTTGTAAGTATTTCTCCCATGATTGCCTTAATCATTGGATGGTCAATGTTGTAATCAGCCTGTAGTCTAAAGTCGGCAGGCGATTTCAAATCAATAACCATTGGCATAACATAAGGATCAATATAGACGCCTTCTTTAGCTAGTCCTTCTGCTATATATTCTTCAGCAGTTACGAGTTTATCCAATTCGCTTTGGTATGCCTCAAAGTCAAACATATCGCCATCAACAGCCATGCCATATTCTAGCTCGGCGTACTGTCTTCTCTTCTGTGATATGTTTGCTCTTAGTCGAGATAAATCGTTATACTCAATGAGGAGTTCTTCTTTCTTTGCGTCATTTACATCAAGGTCTGCTATCTTCTGTGACATCGACGCTGTTGTTGGTCTATCGGCATAAACTTCCCCTGCAACATTTGGGTTCTCAGTAAGATAAATTCCAGGGCCATTGTTTCCTATCTTAGAATGTCTGAAGACGACGTTTTCTGACTCAAGATTACGTTTGAAAGCCCACCCGTAAGGTGTGCCATGATAGAACATGATAGGTCGCTGTGCCGCTTGGTCATAACCGAAACCGCCTTTTGTATAGTTGTGTATGTTTGCTTTACGTGAAGGAGACGACGCATTCCACATATCTGCGCCTGCGTCTGCCGCAGAATGGGTGTTAAAAATAATTTGACCGCCATACGCCGCTTCTGTTGGGCTGTTCTTTTTCCCTTGAAACATATCGCCATAAAACGTAAGGCGTCTGTATCTCTGTTTAATCTTATTGCTACCAATCTGTCCGTGAAGAACGTAAGCAGAGTGTTCAATTACTTTATCCACAGTGTTATCAAATGTCTGTCTTACGGCGATGTCTGTGTCGTCGGCTAATATAGCGTTTCGTCTTAGGTCTTCACGAGTGTAGGCACTGACTGCTTCTGCAAACCATTCGTCAGCTACGTCTTGAGGAGCATCTTTACCATGTTTAGCTTTGAATGCCTGAAGGATAGCGTCCTTTTCATTTGTATCAAGAAGACCAGATCGTGTTATCATGCTCATCAAATTGAACATTGCCTGATCCGATTTACCTTTACCTCGGTTGATGACTGCCGCAATACGTCTGGCTTCTTTTCTAAAGTTGTTGAAGTCAGGAGATTTGTAGTTAGCGAATACACCATCACCCGCCATTCTTGTGTCTCCGTTGCCCAGACGTGCCATATCTAATGTTGATATTTTGTCGCCTGTCTGTGTTTTTTCAATCAGGTTTATCATCCTGTATGCTATGTTTCGTGCAGACGTTTGAACCTCTGCATCTCTGTGCGTAATCTGACTAAGCATGTCTTTGACAGACGCTCTTGCAGAAGAAGGTATGCCGTCATCTCTTGCAATACCCTGGCTGTCTACCTTTTCCCTTGATACAAGAACATCAATCATAGTTTGAAATGTGGCTGGTATCTTCATTTCTTTTGAAGACTTCTTACGTCTCGTCATTTCCCAAGCCACCATATTAACTGTTTTTCGATCCCCTTCATAAAAGGCTTCAGTCAGTTTTGCGTCTAACTCTTTACCAGACATCTGATGAATTTCTCTGGTAATTGGCACTTCTTCGTTAGCAGAAGGTTTAGCTTTAATCTTTGCCACTATCTCTGCGCCTATCTGATTTCCATAATCTGTACCTTTATGTTGCCTATACAAACGCACGAGCTTTTTAATAGGAATAGACTTAACTTCTTGAGCCGTAGTTGGATCAACGTCGGGTGCATCTTGCTCCGATTTTTTTGATCGCTTGACTTTAGATGTCTTAGCGTTCTTTACCGCTTCTCTAGTAGTTGACGCTTCTTCTCTCTTTGCTCTATTAACAGCCTCTCTCTTTTTATTAGAAAACTTTACTGTGCCGTCTTCTGCGACGGGAGGTTCTTCACGTTTAACTGATCTCGGAATGCTGTCTGGTGGAAGAAGTTGATGCCCTTCTACTCTGTTATAGCCAGCACTCAATGCTTCTCTTGCCATTTCAAGCGCGGCTTTAGTTGATGATCTGTCTTTCCGTATGATCTTGGCAGGTATACCTTCGGATGGTGTCCACTTCCCAAGATAGCCATTGTAGTAGAAATCTTTAAGCGTATCAGCTACCTCTACTGGGTTTTTCTTCATGTGAGTAAGACCTTCGAACTCTCCGCCCTCAAGGAATTTTCTTGCCATCGGTCTGTCGTCAATAGAAACAAAGTCACCCATTGCGTTGCCACGCATGATCTCGTCCATTGCTCTAAACTTGTCGTTAAGAACTGTAAGTATTTTCTCAGGATCTCCGTTTGTACGTCTAAGCGCAAGTAGTGGCCCTGTTCCACCCATCTTAATGTGTCGGCTAAGTTGTATTTCTTTATTGTTTACGGCTACGCCGAGTATCCAACGCTGTAGGTCTTGGAAGCCATTGATGATCCCGTCTGTACTGTCTGTCTCTATTGCCGTGGCGATATCTTCCTCAATAAGTTCGAGCATCTTAAAGCGCGAGTGTATGACCTTACCTTCTTTCTTTGTTGGCACTGCGTCCACGCCAAAAGCAAACTCCTTTCTCTCATGTTCTGGAAGTATCTTTGCAAAGAAAGGTTCCATGTTAGGATCAATTCTATTCTTATCGTAAAATCTATCGAATATAGCTTTCGCAAAAGCAGTCACTCTTTTCCAAAAACTAGCATCTTTTAAAATTACTTGGTCGTGTCTCTGCGCCACCCACATTGAGAATTGATTTGCAAAAAATTCTTGAGGAGAGATTGTAGCGTTAGTGCCTCCCTCCATTTCTGCTTCCCCAAAACCTTCAACATGAAATTTCATGCCATTATATTTTGGCGAATGGTCATCAACCCGTGTTCTGTTTAGTTCGCCACCTTGGTCATAAAATTTGTCCAGACTTTCCCAAAAATCTATACGATCTTGAGGGGTTAAGATATTTTCATAAGCCCAATGTCCAACTTCGTGCATTAATACTATGGCTCTCGGCTGAATTTTATGTGGAGCCATTTGCTCTACTGAAATTTCGTTTGTGCCTTTGTTATATTGCCCTTGTGTTCCTCGGTCTACGTCTGCCATGTTATCCAATTTACCTTTGAGGATCGGAGCCGTAGTTGGATCGCCGCCTAATTGACTAATAAGCCTTTTGGCAGACGTAATTTCTTCAGACGTAAACTTATTAAATACTTTTTCGATATTGTCGACAGCCGTTTTACGATCCATATTTTGCATTACATACCCTTGAGGAGCGGTACGTCTCTGAGCTTCATATAGAATTTTAAGATAGTTAACTTGTTTGCTTTGCTCTAAAACGGAAAGAGGCCATCTTTCTGTTTCGACCTGAGATATAAATTCTCGAAGTTCCAAGAAAGAAATCTCTTTTGGTGTTTGACTTACTGTCCCTGGAAAACCATTCTTTTTTAACAACTGAAATATTACAACTCTTTCAGCTTGATTTAGGTTTACATTCAAAGCATTGGCTTCTTCAACGCTTAAAGGCTGACCTAATCCAGTAGCGTTTCCTGCTTCAAACAGACCGCCTGCGCTAGGCTGTCCTTCCATTAATCCTTCTTCTGGAGCTAGGCTTTCAAAGAGTTCTGTCTTTGCTTTTAATGATCTTGGGTAGGCGTCCATTGGGGCGTAACGTACATCCCAGTTAGCAGGGTCAGACGAACGACCACCTTTCTGCCCGATTATTGCGTATATGTCTTTGCCGTCTTCGACTTGCTTTGCGCTCATAATCCTTATGTCGTCTGGATTATCTTTGCTTCGCACTATAAGTTTCTTGTTCCCACTCTGAGGGGGAGGGCTCGCTTTTGCGTTAGAGCTTTCAGGTAAGTTCTGTTTAGCTTCGGGTGTATCGCCCTTCCTTTGCTGTAATTCTCTTCTTAAATCAGATATTAATTTTTCAGGGCCATTGTAATCTTTGTCTTCTTTTATTCGCCTAAGAAGGGATTGTATCTTCCCTTGGACTGTTTCGTCGGCTTCTACTTGTCCCCCGTCTGGCTTTGTAACTACAGGCTTTTCACCTCTTGCTCTCATAGCTAGTTCTCGGCTGATATATGCTTTCTTCGTAACGCCATCGTACCAAGCAGTACCTCCTTTTGGCACTTCAACTAACCCGCCATTACCGAATACTTTTTCTCTCCCTGTTGTAGTGTAGGGAACGAGGTCAGAAACTTGTTCCGTTCCTCTTGCCAAGCCAGATATACGTTTTGCACTTGGCTCATCCATTCCGTTCTTAATCATCTGCTTGTACTGAGCTTGTGCTTTCTTGAGCTTTCCTCCTTGAAGAGGCTCTTGTCTTCTTTCTAAAGCCTTGAGAGCGGCGGCCTCTCGACCTAATTCATTGGCTCTCGCTCCGTACCCTGACGTTGTTGTGTAGTCTGACCCTCTGGCAATAGGTGTGCCTCGACGTAAAAGGCTTTGTATACGACCTGTTTCTTCCCGTCCAGCCGTTGTATAGATACCTTTCTTGTCAATACCAGCTTGAGTGCTTCTGACGTCTGAGCGAGGCTGTGCGCCTCTCTCTTTCATAACTCTGGCTTCTGCTACAAGTCTTGCCGCTTCATCACTAAGGTCGGGTAACTCTCCTTTGATCTGCTTAGTGTGAGTTCGTATTAGCTTCATCTCAGTCGTTGTCCAGATGTTATCTGCCATCTGTTGCACGTCTTCATAAAATCCTGCTCGTCTTAGCTCGTAATTTAAAAGAGCCAGTATGTCCTCGGTTCTCTCGCCTGACCCGTACTTTTCGGCTCTGGAAAAATTACCTACCAGTTCTAAGATTGTGTCAGCATTTTCTTTAGTTCGTGGCAAAGATCCAAATGGATCATCACCAAGGTTCATGTCTTTTACTATGTTCTCTATGTCATCTTCAACTTGAACAGCATACGCATCTCTATCTGTTCCTTTCGGTCTAGCTTTTCTAGCCTCAACCAAAGAACCTCTGGTTATTCTTCCCTCTTTTGAATTTTTGCTAGGGGCTAGTTTGCGCCAATCAAAACCTTCGGATAAGGCTTTACCTTTTAATTCAACTGATATCGCTGGCTCATTGGCAGAAACCATCGGTTGCTTCTTATCTGTACCAAGCATAACTTTTAGTCGTTTAACTCTGGGCATTTTAAACTTGGGATTTGTTGCCAAGTTTTCGGCTATACCCGTAACCATTACACTTATCTTATCAATAGCGTCTGGAGTTTTGGCTTCTGCTACAGCATCTTCAATCGCTTTTATGTGTTCTTTTTTCCAATTCCCATCTGGTTGTGTGGGCATGTAGACACGTATTTCATTGTTTTTTACAAAATCTTTGTAACCTTCTGGGTCGGTGCTTCTTAATTCTTCAATTTCTGCGGCAACGGCTTCATCTGGTAAATTTTCCTCGCCTTCGGCTTCAGCAACAATCTCTTCGTCTGTCTTCGCTTTAGGCTTTGGTTTATCAGCTTTCGGTTCTTCAGCTTTAGGCTCTTCTGTTGTCGGTTCTTCTACCCTTTGTTCGCCAGTTCTAGGTGGTGCAGTTCCTTCTTCGACGGGAACTTCCTCTGACACAGGTGCTTCTGGTGCTTCGGCTAATTCTGTCTCTGTGGTTGTTTCTGTCTCAGGCTTACGCTTTAAGCCAAACCCATCTTCCTCCATTCGAGCTATAAGTTGTTCAGAAGAAAGACCTTCTGCTCCGTTAAGAACCCGTCTGACGTCTCGCATATAAGCCTCGAAACGAACCCGCATTTGAGCCGCTATCTTTTCGTCACCTAAATCAAGTGACTGTTCTAGCTCATTTATTTGTTTAGCTTCACGTTTCGCTCTTTGTACTGCCTGACGCATAGAGGCGAGTTGCGCTACCCATTCGGTACTTGCATCTAGCGTCTCATTGTCTGCGCCATCAAGAACCTCTCTGTCAAGTTGGTCACGAGCTTTTTTTGTTACGTCTTGGAATGTTTTTTCTAGGGTGTCTAGGTCTTGAGCGTAGTCGCCGAACTCTCCTGTGTTAAAAACTGTTTGTGTTTGTTCAGGTGGAACGGGTGTTTCAGTTGTATCCTCTCCTCTTGGTGTAGGCAATAAGCCAGTCGCACCACTTTGCTGTAAGTTTTTATAAAAATCATCGAGTTGTTCTGGGGTCAAAGCACTTATTTGTTCACGACTTAAACCCAGTTTTTCAAGAGCTTGAACGGGAACCATTCCAGATCGCGCTCCTGCTATTGCAGACGGAACACCGATTGCACCACCAACACCTACTCCAAAGGCCGCGCCTGTTCCAGACGCAACACCTAGTTTGCCTAGACTAAATTCGTCTTGCAGACCGAGTTGTATGTCACGGACTTGGTGCGCTGTATTTACTACGGCTTCCTGTCCTGCTCCGATTGCCGCTTCTGTTCCCGCCGCTTTTGCTGTACCAGACAAGACGCCTCTCATCATAGGTGAAGACTTGCCAGCAAGATACGCTCCTCTTGTCGCCGACGCCGCGCCTTTGTACGCCGCAACACCTGGAATTAAGTTGACTGGATCAGCCAGTATTCCTGTGGCTATATCGCCAAAGGCTTTTGATCCTCTACCACCTTCTTGCCAGAAGAATGGCATCTGTCTCCAGACTTGCTCGATACGCTTCATGCGTTCGCGTTGTTCTTTATTTCCTGTGTGTGCTTCTACTGCGGAACCGACTGCTCCCACTGTATTGAGATCGTCCCACGTCTTGTCGGTGTAGAAAGCGTCTATTAAACTTCTATCATCATAAAAAGTTTTACCCTGATCCCTGTAGTATGTTCTCAGATCGTCAAGAAACGCAGGGTCTCTTAGTATTCTTTGGGGGTCGACGTCGCTACTGTAATCAGATGTATTACCAGTTTTGTATTTATCCAAGTCAAGAAGACTATCGTTATAAAAGCCCATGTAGGTTCTCCAGTTTACCTATTTCGTTTAGATTACTAGAGAGGTGGGGGTGGGGTCGTCCTATTGATTGGGTGCAATTATTTGTGGATTGTCCATATTGCCTAATGTTTGGATCACGTCTTTATACTTAATTCCTAGCTGTTCTGCGGATAACCCATTCTCACCAATGTCTAGGAAAAATGTGTCAATAAACTCTTTGGCTTGCTCCTCAGTGATAGAATTGTCTGGGTTCTTTTTGTAGTTGCCTTGCATTAATCCAACTATCCATTCTGTCAATCTTGATCTTTGTGGATTTAGCCATTCACGAACTTTAGCTCTTTTTGCAAAATCTTGTTGGCTTTCACTAAACCAATCTACACCTCTCTCAATTAGTGGGCCTAAACCTCCAGTGCTTCTTCCAGATAGTGTTCCTGACACATCATTAATCTTCTTGAATACAGTTCCCGCGTCGGTCACATCGCTCCACCAACTGCCCATCATGCTTCCCTGTGCGTCTGGAGTGCGAGCATTTGAGTTGGATGGAACATTATTTTGGTCGTTTCTTAATCGGGCTTGTTCTTCTTTTTTCTTCAAGGCTTCCGTGAGCTTTGTTTGAGCCAAATCTGATAACTCGTTCATCTGTTTATTTAGTTGGGATTGTACAGTAGTTCCTCCTTCACCAAACCATTCACTGTCATTCCATGCAGGAGATCCAGGGGTTCTCCAACCAGTCATATTCTTAGATCGTCTCCTAGCCTCTTGGAATTTCTCTATGTAGTTTTGTTTCATCTTATTTACGACACCCAGAAAGTCATTTAGGAAAGCAATCTGGTTATCTGGATTGTCTGCAAGTTGGTTTAATCCTTCTTCAAGTCTAAGATTTAAACTGTTTGTGTCAGATGTAATATCTAATAGCTGTGTGTCCATAAACTCTTGGACTGTCTGGCTCTCCCATCTACCATGTATCTCAATATGGTCATTAGATATATTTTCTTTTGCTTTGCTTAATGACATTGTTGTTGCTTTAAAAGCGGGTAAATTCTCTATATATTTTTTTAGTTCATACTGGTTTTTCGCGAGTTCTTCAGGTAGAGCTGGGTCTGTGAGTACGGATTGGATCACGAGCATTGCGCCCTCAGTCATGGCATAACTCTCTGCTAATAATTTTGCCGCCTGTTGACCAAATCTTCCAGTCTTGCCAGTGGTTTGTTCATCTATTTTATTTCCGTATGGATCACCAAACCATCCTGTAGCTTTCTTGATGTTGTCACCTCCCCACTTGTCTGCGGCGGCGTCTGCGGCTCCCCATATTGCTTTATTTTCGTCTGTGATCTCTTTGTTTTGTATCGTGCTGAGACTACTTAACATTAACTTAACTTGATCGTCTAACCACTCTTCCTGTATTACTCCGTCTGGGAAGACTATAGACCGCACTCCTTCAGGAACTTTCGTCTCAATGTAATCTCTTATGGCTTTCATTTGATTTTGATAATCGCCAGTAAACATGGCGTTTCTTACGTCTATGTCTTTCATCATTTCTTGTACTGCGCCAGACAATGCTACTGAGGCATCGGTTTCTATTTTGTTAGTTTTAACAAGACGATTTTCGTCTGCCTGCTTTTGATATTCTACCATCAAAGGATGGGTCATTGGCAGTAGCTCTTGATTGTATATTCGCTTATATCTTTCTTTTAGAATGGCGTGTATATCTTCAGCCCCGCCCTCCGCTAATTCTTGAATATCTGCCATAATCCTAGCTTCCATATCAGTGTGCCACTTAACTTGATTTTTACTGTATTGCTGATCGGAAGCCTTTTGAATGTCTGTCCAGATTTGACTGCCTTCGGGAGGTATCAAATTTGCATTACCACCAGCACTTTTTATTCCTTCAGCTATGGTGGCATAGATATTTTTAGCTGTTCTGTCTTCTAGTCCTTGTGCAACAGAAAGCCATTGTGAGAACCTTTGAGACGCTATTGCTTGTCTCTTATCTTCAAGGTTTACTCTTGCTAATTCCTCTACTTCTTTCCAATAGGAAGAGCCTTTTTCAGGAAGTAACTTTAGATTATTTTTGAAATCTGGTCGTGTCGTTACAAAATCATAGATATCTGTTCTTCCATTCTCAAGCGCATTTTGAACTTCAGTAACAATTTTTTCACGTTGGTTAGTTTGATATGTCTCAACACGCTCGTTCTCTAGCTTTATTGCTCTATCTCGGATAGGCTCCCAAAGTTCTGTTGGCAGTTGTGAGAATGTTTTTTTAATTAAATCCATATCAATCTCGCCAGCCGTACTCTGTATCATTGATGTGATCTGTGGGGTTAGTTTAACTAATTGATCCTGTATATATTCTGTTTTTTTTCTGGGATTAAACAAGTTTAGTGGATTGATATTTAGTTGTTTAAAATCTACCCCTGGGAAACGATCTGTCACTTTATCGCTCATAGCCACTAGGTCAGACGGAGAATATGTGCCGTCTTCACCAGTGCCTTTGGTATTTAGCATTATGCCTAAAGCAAGGTTAGAAAAATCATCGTTAAATTTCATGGAGAAATTTAAATCTTTTTGCATTTGTTCTTTTTCAGCACGGGCTCGTCTGTCATCTGCGCTTTTTATAACAGCGTTAAGAGTGTCGCCAGACGGCATAGCACCACGCAAAAAGTTCTGACCTTGAGCCATGCTGTTAATAAAGCCTTGGAACTCTCCTGCTGTTGCCATTGGGTTTAGTCGTTGAAACTCCTGAAATGCCTTGGCTAATTCAGTCCGTCTTCGCTCACCCTTTTCCTGTTGTTTATTCCAACCTGAACCAAATCCTACAAAATCTATCATGGTGACGGCCACCCTCCTTTTGGAGTTACGTTCCAGCCTTTACCGCCCATCCAATTATTAGCCTTATCGTCCATGCCTCCCAACCAACTACCTGGAGTTGCCGCCCATTCATTTATAGATTTGTTGAAAGACGTACCAAAGTTTGATCCAGCTTCGTAAGCACGTTTTTGCGACATATCGTAAGCACTTGACGCCGCGTTGTAGAGATTGTTTCCGATGCCTATTGCGTTAGACATATAGGCAGATGGATCTTGTAATGTCATGCCGTATGGAGCCATGATGCCTGTCTTCACGTTGAAGCCTTGGTTAGACGCTAGTGATGTTGGTCTTGAGTAGTCTGCCATTCCAGGTGTTAGCGAGCCTTGGACGGCGGCAGTTCCTATTGGTATAGGTGCGTCGAAGTCAGATGCGCTTAGTAAGTTTCTACTGTAAATGCCAGATGGTACAAGTTGAGCCATCTGATAAGCACCCAAGGCAGATGATGCTTGTGGAGTTTGCATTAACTGGTCAATGCCTGCGCCGTAGACGTTACCTGTCTCGCCAAGTATTCTTGATCTTTGTGCCATGATGTCTTCGATATTGCCAGTCAGGGCATCGCTCTCGCCAGTGATGTAACGGATTGCGTCGTCTTGCGCTTTAAGTCTTGCCTGTTGATATTCATTTGCTAGTCTTGCGGCAATGTCTCCTCGTCTCGCAGTGCCAGGTGTACTTTCATCAAGACCCGCTCTTATGAGTTCAGCCTCGTTTACAGACGCAACACGATCTGCCGCTCTGTCTACGTCTCCCATATACTGAGTTGTTCTCTTGTCAATCTCAGCATCTATGTCTGCTTGGGAAATAGGATCTACTCGTGGCATGAAGCCAAGATCTCTTGATGTGTCTCTTAGTGCGTTTTGCATACCAGAGATCTGGTTCATTATCATATCTCTGTTACGCATTTGGTCAGCACGTTCAAAGTAGGCTTGGTCTTTTGCTTCTGCAAACTGATCCATGAGGAACTCACGTTCCATCTGAGCCATTGCTCGTTCTTCATAGAAACGTCGCTTGTCTTCGTCTCGTTCCCCTGAAGCTATTGCTTTTACTTCGTTGAGTTGCTGTATAGCAAACTCACGTTCTTGCGCTGATATGTCTTGCCGTTGTAATAGGTTTTGTAAGTTAAACTGTTGTATTTTTGCCGCTTCTTTATCTTCAGCTAACTGTCGTTCAATGTCTAAACGCCTTTGCTCCATAGCGTATGCCTTATTTTCGTCAACAGTGTCTAGCTGATATTGGCGTTCTTGTTGCATCAAGAGCCTGTTTAACTGCTCCATCTGCCTTTGGTATTCGTTTTCTTCTCTCTGATAGCGGTCTGCATCCTCCATTCTTGCGAAGTTCAATTCTTGCAATTCCATTTGCCTGTTGAACATTCTCTCTCGCAATGCTCTGTCTTGTGCGGCTTGGTTGGAAGCGGAAACTGCTCCGAAGAGATTTCCTGCTAACCCTATCATTTGTGAGAACGCCATATTTTAAGCCCTTATAACATTTTGCGCGAAAGCTGATGGTAGTGTTTGGGTGGGATCTTCCTCCTCTTGGCTCCTTAATAAGTTTAAATATTGTTCAAGTGACATTGGGTCGACTTGGTTTCTCGCTATATTGTTAAATTCCATAACACCTGATGGCCCGATAGCTGATGCTACGTCTGCTCGCTCTTGCGCTAGTCTAGCCGCCACGTTTCCTTCGTCAGTAGTTAGTCTGTTTCGCTCAGAGTTTAGTTTGTTTTCTACTTGCTGTATTTCGTCGAGAGCTTCTTGAGCGTTGTATAGTTCTACTTCTGCGTTGAGCGCATCAAATTGGGTTTGCGATCCTGTTAGATCGTTAGATGCGTAGAAGTTAGCGTTGTTTATTTGTTGAAGAAGCTCTTGGGCGCGGGTTTCCAACTGAGTTCTGGCAGTGGAAAGCTCCTGAAGTCGTGTATCAATCGCCGAAGTAGCATTACTAAGTTGAGTTTGAATATCATTTACCCGTCCTCCAGAGAATTGTGATAAGTCATAGCCAGCATCTCTAAGCGCACTCTGCAAATTACCCATGCCTGCTTCGTCATAAGCCTTTAAATCTGTAAGATTAGAGCCACTAGCTCCTGTAACCTGGGCAAGAATGTTGTCAAGTTCAGTCTTTCTTCTCTCATTAAGAGAGGCAATGGCTGTTTCTGCGTCTGTTATAGATCCTGTAGCTCTTGAAAAGTCTGATGGCAAGACGGATGAGAAGCCAGCGATGTCGCCTTCAAGGTCTCGCAGTCTGTCTTCCAGTCTGTTGATGCCTGCTCCACTATATATGCTTCCGCCTTCTGCTGATTGCTCTAACCCTCTAGCATTGCCAAGAAAGTTTTGTTCTGCTGATCTAATTCTATCTAGTTCTCTTTGTCTTTCGTTCTGTAAATTAGATACATCTCGGTAAACATCGCTAAGTTCTCCGCCTTCTTGTGATAAATCAAAGCCAAGATCGGAAGCAAAACGTCCGACGCCCCTTTGCCTATTGGTTATATCGGAAAGGAGTGTGTCTATAGCGTTCTCGTCTGCGATTGTTATATCACCAAGTCTATCCCTGTAAGCATCAACGTCGGTAAGTATGCCTGACTCATAGTTTGATATACGATCTAGCTCTGTTTGCCTTCGGTTTCGAAGGTCTTGTAAGCCTGACGTAAGATTGGTGTATTGGGTATTGAATTGGGATAAGCCGTCTGGATATAGTTGATCCATAATAGGAGATTGAAATGTATCTGCGCCTGCTTTTAGACCTGATAGATCTCTTTCCATCTGGTTCATTTGTGAGAGATCGCCTATTCCCATCTGCCCAAGTTGAGTGCTGTAGCCAGCGAGGTCTTGCAATCCTCTGCCTCTATAGTCCTCTATTCGTCTTACCTCGTCTTCTCTCTGTCTGTTCAGATTGTTGAGATTGGTCATCAAATTGCTCACATCCATAGTGGCTGTGTTATATTGATTTGTATTGGCTTTCATAAGTTCAGGAATGTTTTGAATGCCAACAGTTCCGTAATCAGTATTTAATGCTGACTTAAAGGTAGGCTTTTGAGCGTCCATAGTTAAGCCACCTAGACCCGTCTGTATGTCTTTTAGTTGGGTTTGATATGTTCCAAAAGGGTTTTCATTTTCTGCTGTTGTCGGGTCGTCATAAAGATCTTTGTAGCTTAATCCACCTATGTTGCTCGATAGGTTGCCTAATTGATTCGAAAATCCCCCTAACTGTGTGTTGTATTCACCAATGGATTGATTGTAAGCATCCGCCTGTGTCTGATACTTATTCTCCGTATCCGTCCTAATCTGCGATTTCTCAGCAGAATAATCTGGTGGTGAACTTGATCCTCCTTTACCCATAATTTACCTCTCTAGCCATTTGCATTCTTCTTTAATCTGCCCGTAGACAATCCCGTCTTCTTCTTTAAAATATTTTCTGAGCCTACCTTCTTCTTTGAAACCCGTGGCTTCGCAGAGCTTTTTTGATTTATTATTTCCGTCTTTGACCAACGCTGAAATACGGAGGCAACCGCATTGATTAAAGGCGTAATCGTGAAGTATTTTGAGATGCTTGCGAGATAACCACCTTGGATTGGTTGAGACGGCACTGACGTGGATATCCGCTCCCGTCCACTCCGTAAAAATGACTGCACCAATAAGATTGCCGTCGGCGAGAAACCCAAAGGCTTGGAACTGATCCCATCTAATATCCCTGTCGATTTGGGGAGCCGCCCACTTTGCAACTTTTTCTTTTTCATTCGTAACTACCTCAATCATTAACTCGATAGAACACTGATTGCCAATGTGACTTCAAGGTTAGCTCCTGAACTATTGTTAGTTACAATAAAACCAACTCGTTTATTTGCTGATGTTGCGTCTACTTGGATCGGTGTGCTTAATGCTGTGTCTAACCCCGTTGAGTTAGCGGTGTATGTACTGCCTTGACCCGTTCCATTTACTTGTATTTGAACAGTGCAAGAGCCAGACGATGTTAGTACGGATATGCCGTCTATCTGTATCTTCTGTTTGTAGATACGTTTCATGTCTAGCGTAGCGTTGGAAACGGATGCTACAAGTTGATGAAAACTGTCTGATGATAAGAATGTCGGTAGCTGTGCTGAAGGCATACGTCCCGTACTGTCTAGGGATGCTACGCCGTTCGCCGCACCCTTTTGCGTGACAGCTATAACTGAACTTAGATCGACTGTACCATACTCCAGAGCAGTACCAGTGCCATTCACTCTAACAAACTGACCAGCATTAGAAGAGGTAAAAGTTGGTAGCGAGCTTTCGGGTGATGTTCTTAAAAACTGCGTACCATCATAAAACTTTAGCTGGTTAGGTGTTTGAGAAGTATCATGCCACAAATCTCCAGTTGCAGGGCTGGAGGGTGTTGAGTTTGATACAGTCAATTTCGCTTTCAGACCTAATGCTGTAACAAGGTCTGTAATTTTTGCTTGAGCTATTGCACCATCGGCAATAGATACTTTTGCTAGGTTTATAAGTCCTGTAGAACTGTTAACGTAATCACTTTCAAACATTAAACCAGTGACAGCAGAAGATGAGGTGTTCTCAACTGTCACAATAGATATCGTGTTTCCAGATGCTACTGCCGAGTTAAATGTTACTGTGTTATTTCCAGGGCTTGTTGTGTAGTCGTATGAACCCCCGTCACGCTGAAGTATGCCGTTCTTATAAACTTGAAGTTTTGTTGTTATGTCATGGACAAAAGCAAACACAGTTTGACTAGCTGTGGTTACTGTGTCTGATCGGGTAAAGCCAGTAATGGCTGTGGCTCTTATCTTATAGATCGTTACAGTATGTCCAGCAGTTTGACCTGCATTAAATGTTACTGCTCCTGCGCTTCCTGTTCCTGCCGAGGTGCTAGTTTGATAGTCGTATGATGCACCGCTACGTTTCAATACGCCGTTAACGTACACAAGAAGTTCGTCTGTGGCGTCGTGAGCATAATCAAAAACTGTCTGGCTTGATGTGGCTATTGCGTCTACTCGTGTATGAATGATGGGTGCGCCGATCTCACCTACGTTTGATCCTGAAGCTCCTCTAAGATCAGAGGCGGCAACAAGTGTTATCCATCCGTCTGCTGAGTTTGTGTATGTTCCAACGCGGTATTGAATGTCACCGCTTGTGCTTTTCTGTAGTTCGATAGGGCCAATGAATGCGCCTGTGCTATCAAATAGTTTTGATAGGAGTTCGCCTACTGTGTTGCTACCAAGTTCTGCGGCGTTAAGATAACGAATTAAGTTCTCAAACTCCGTGTTTATATTGCCACTTGAGCCGTAGTTCTGTGGAAACTGTTGTCTTATTCTTGCCATTTTAACTCCTTACAGTTACGGCAAAGCCGATTATCCTTAGTAAGCCTCCGCCTCCAGTTGATTTTAAGCGGTATTGCGCCGCTCTATAACGATGAGACCAACTTCGTTCATATTGTTTCGATAATGGCACATCCTCCATATAGTTGTCGTCCGATGTATCATTAACTTCAAAAAGTAAACTACCGAGCAAACGTCCGTCTTCGTCTGTCGCGTCCATCTCGATAGTTCCCTTGCCCGCCGCTTGGATTATTACGCTTCGGGTTTCTTTAATATCTTCTAAACTTCCGTGCCAGAGTAGGGGCGTAATGATTTCCATTTCAGGAGTGAAAGATCCGTCCACTTCTTCTTCAATCTTTAACACTTCGTATATTCCACCAGTCGTTCCCAGTATGAGAGTTCCTCCTAAAAATGCTCCGCATCTTGCATTGAGAAAGTTTCCTGTACTGAACTTAGGTTGAGGTTCTCCTCCTTCTGGGTTCATAGCCAGAGTGAGACGTCTGCAAAGTTCGCCTCCTGGCTGTGGAAAAAAGACGTGGTATTGCGCTGTGTCTTGGTCGAAGACGGCGTTTATTTGTTCTGCGCTCTCAACTGACTTAAATAATTCTCTGAAAAGAAGGTCTATCTTGTCCGATAGACTGTATGAAAAGACGAGGATGCCGTTCTCTTCCGAGCGTTTGATACTGTGGATGCCAGATCGGGAGCAGAAGATTAAGTCTGTTCCTGCGTTGACGATGGTGTTGTGGGATATGCACCCGATGTTTATGTTGGCGTTATCGTCTACTGTCCATCTGTCTATGTCTGGATCTATTCTGTAGATGATAGCTCTGTCAGATGTGAAAACGACCAGACGATTTTGTTCAAATGTTCCAAGACCTGTAATCTGATCGGCTGTTCCTAATAGGTTGGCGACGTCTACGAAACCAGCACGCAAGACGTTAGTGCTTGTAGCGTCTTCGTCTTCTGGGAATATTTCGTCTTGATCGACGCGACTAAGGTGGACTTGCGTTTCTTTTCCAGGGATACCAGCAACAGCGAGACGTCTTTGCACAGACGTAATGTATGACGGCATCATACTATTAATTGAGGGGGATAGATTTCTAGTAAAATTGATGCCGTCATATCTGTACATAGGACGTGATCTAGCGGCGAATTGCACAGCCTGATTGAATACTGTGCTTGTTACGATTGCCGCCGTTGGGTACACGTTCTCTAAAATGTGATCTCTTTCTGATTTAAAATTAAGACCAGAGCCCGTTTCTTCTACATAGCAGACCTCGTCTTTACCGAAGAAGCGAACGTGATTTATTTTAAATTGACCTTTTCTAAACTTGCATGAAGCATCACGGACAATTTGACCACGCCAATCAACTGTAGCGTTTAGGCTCTTAGAAAGATGCTGGTTCTTCCCAGTGTCAAGACTTGTGATATCCCGTGATGTATCGAGACCTTGAAAATTCTCATAAGCAAAGGTACTGGCACTAACGCCACTTATAGATTTGGTCGTACTGGGCATTAATAACTAACCGATCCATTGAATGTACTTGTTTTACCGCCGTTAATATTTCTCTTGTTTGTTCCGTCATCTACTATTGTTAGTTGGATTTTGGTGTTGCCGTTCTTTGCTTCCCACAATTCTCGGTTGAGAGTGTTGTAGTAGGTTGGCATGTAGAATTGTATCTTGTCACTGCCTTGCTGAACGGCGTAATGGTATAAAAGACCTTGAACAATGATAATGTCTTTTATTTCTCTAACATCTGTCTGCGAAACGTAGTAATCAATGCCCGTTACGGCTGTTGTGGTTGTGCCATTTGTTGTTGTGCTTGTTGTCGGAGCGTATGGATGGGCTCTAACTTCGTCAATTATCATATTAGCAAAGTCAATAAACATAAGCATAACGTCGCCATCTATTGTGCCAGGGTGGAAGTCTCCATAACGTCTGAGAGCCTGCATAGCCAAGGCTTGAAGGGTAGAGTTCTTTTCTCTTATGTGTGGATTACTGTCACTATTGGGTGTTGCCATTGTTAAACCCTCTTCTTAACGATCCTTGCATTCATAACAAAGTGGTTCTTCTCAAAGCGAGTGATGTCGTCTTTGTGTACTTTGTATTCAAGAGTTCCGTTTGCAAAGTTACGTATTGGTGAGATGCCTGCAACCTCAAACATTGAAGGCTCTTTGTTCTTGCTTTCGTACCAGATGTGGTCGTCACCAGACCATGCTGTTTTCTTTTCAGTCTCTTTAGTGTCAGGAAGTACGCCTTCCCATGCTTCATCTACGTCTGGTGTGCTAGGGTCGTCGGCTCTGTAGTGTCCTGATTTTGTTCTTGCTCTTTTCTTTGTCGTCTTTTGTTCTGCCATGTTTATCTCCAAAAAGTAAAGGGGCATGATTGCCCCTTTACTATCTCAGAAATCACGATCAAGGTCGTCCCTAGTTAGTTCTGGTTGTCCAGTTCTTAACGTAGGCGTGAACCTTGTCTTGCAAGAGTTCTAATCCACACTCGGTTAGATACTCGTGCTTTGTGCTATCAGCATCAGTTGCCTGTCTGTTTTCCAATAGCGTTGTATCTCTGCCTTCCAAGTATCTGTAAGTCATATAAGGGAAGTCGACGATAACCATAGCGTTAGCCATGTTTGGAATTTGACGGAACTGAGGATGTAGATGAACCATCAGATCGCCTGCGAATGTGGTGTACCTTGTTAGGTTCACTCCGTATGCGCCTTCGACTGCTGTTGGCTTCCATCTGTCCTTACCCATCTGTTGTAGCTGGTTAGCGACATTGGTTCCTACAAATGCGATCTTTTGCTTGGAGCCGTACTTAAAGACAGTAGAGATAAGCAAGTTATCAAAACCCTCTTCAGTCATTTTCCCTGCGCCAGTACCACCATAAGACGCATAGTCTGTAGTGATGTCTACCACGTTTGTAAGTTGATTAATGATACCACCAGTGTAACGAGTAGGAGCAGACGTTGAGCCGTTTGCCTCATGCTTGTATCCAAAGAACATAGCTCTTTCGATATCAGACATGTGCATCTTTAAGGCTTTAGTCATAGCTTCGTCCAACTTATCACCAGTTCTTAGGTAGGTGCTGTTCATAGTGTTAGTTACTTGAAACGCAGTCCTAAAGATCTGAGTGTAGTTGCTGGCTACAGTTGCATCAAATGAGATTGGAGTGGGTGATGTCGCGCCTTCAGCCGCCGCAAACCCTGCAAGAAACAGTTCTGCGTTATCGGCAATCTGGTGAGACGTACCTCCAATGTTTCGTGTGGCTGTTACTGTTGTAGCTGTTGTATCAGCAGTAACGTGCATAACTTCACCAGTTGTCGCATTGATGAGGATAGAGCCAGAGATAGCAAATTTGTTATCGTCTGACGCATCCACAGTGATGCTTGTTGTTGAAGTTGATGCTACCGCACCATTCACTTTTAGCTTACGATCTGGGAGTTCATCTCTGAAACACTTATATTCGGCGTCGTCAGTTGGTTCAGAGGAACCCATAGAAAGCATCGCGTTAAGTGGTGCGTTGCCGTTTGGTTCAAGGAGTGTGAATAACTCCCTGTAGTTTTTGGGACGGAAATCAGTACCAAACTCGCCTGTTCCGCGCATCCCTTGTATAGCCGCCATTATTGGCCTCCATTAATTAAAGTTGCGATTTGACGAGCTTGCGGGAAAAACCTTCGCTTACTCTATAGTCTATGAGCCGTAGCGCAATTATTGACTGGGTTTAGTATAGGGGAGAGATTTATAGTTTTCGTCCCTATCAAAAAAAAAAGCCCCTTTGCAGGGGCTAGTTTGAAGGAAGGTACATGAAAACTACGCTAAACCTTTTTTCGTCATAACGCTTGCGGATAGTTTATCGAACGTACTCTCACCTTGAGGATTTGCTCCTTCAGGTGAGGGTGTTGCTGATGGAGTAGAGCCCATAGATCCTGTGTAGGCTAGGCGTCTTTGCGCCATTGCCTTCATTCTCTCCATCTCTGGACTGTTCATATTGTTTTTAAAGTCTTGCATTACTTTTATTGTGAGTGAGGGGTCTACAAAATCCTCTAGGGTGTAGCCTCGTTCGCCAGCAAAGACCATAAAGTCGTTTGCCGCGCTGTCTGGCAGACCGATTGCCTGTTGAACCTTGTCTATATTGTTTGCTATCTGTTGTTGAACAGCTTGTATCTGTTGTTGTTGCGCTCCTTGTACGCCTTGTCTTGCGGCGTCTGCTACGCCTGCTGAATTAGCTAGGACTTGTTGGAGCATTTGCTGTGTTTGTTGAAGTTGGCTTTGGATGTTGTTCATTCCATTGCCATTCGCCATCATCATCTCTTTATAGCCAGGTGGGAGAGAAGCGGCGTTGTCTTCTTCCCATTTCTTTAGGGATTGCTCCATATCGTCTGGTGATTGTGACTTCTTCCCGTCTGTATTGCCCATAGTCGGGTTTCGTTCTCCACCTTTAGCCAGATTTGCTAGGGTTTCTGCTACTTCTTTGGAAGATGTGCCTGGATTTGCCTTCATATAGTTACGAATAACGTCCATGATAGGTTTTATCTTTGCGTGTTCGTGGTTTAATGCGCCATATCTTTCAAAAGTAGACTTGATTTGTTGAGGTGTTAGCTTGCGATTGTTGCCTTCGCCGAAGTCCACCTCATATATGATAGCTTCTGCGGAAATTTTATCGCCTTCAGTTTCAGGAGAGCCTTTCGTCTGTGCTTTATCTTCTTTGCTGTCCTTTGGTTCTGGTGTCGGTGCTTGAGGGGCAGGGGTTTGCGCCTGTTGCTGGGGAACGCCCATAGCTTTTGCGGCTAATCCGTCTATCATAGCGGCTTGTTGTTGGGGGTCTTGTGGTTTTGCCATTTTTTTTCTCCTTACCAGCCGAAGCGGGTTCTTTTGTTAACAATATTGAAGATTTTAGTCGTCGGTTGTCTGTCTGTCGTCCGTATCTAATGCAATTTCTGCTTCTAATTTCTGTCGCAGACGTATTGGCATCTCTAACATTTGCTTCGCCGCCCAGATAGAACCACGTCTGAAGTTTATTTCCTGTAGATCCATAGACGCATTGTCTGCAATAGACATGGCAGACGAAACGATCTCGTCTTTCATAATTTGGTTAAGGACTTGCCAACCTTTCGACTTCATAAGGTCGTCAACAGCCCTTAGTTTGGCTTTTGAGTTCATTATCTCTTAGCTTTTTTACCTTTTTTTGCAGTGGCTTTTTTTGACATGACTGCTCCGTGTCCTTTGTTATTCTTGGTTCGAAGGACGGCACTGCCTTTTGCGTTGTACTTTGTTGTGTTTCCTGTCTCACTCATTTTATATTCTCCATAGTATGCTGATTAAAAGTAACATTATTGCGCCTGCTGATCCGATCAGTATGGACTCGATGCGTTTGACGCGGTTGAACAAATCTCGGAATTGTATGGCTGTCTCTGTTTCCAGCTTTGCAATTCTTGGTTCTAATGGGGGTCTGCCTCTGGTCATCTGTCTGTCCTATCAAGCAGTTGCATAAGTAAAGTGAAATCGAAAATACAATTCATTATCATCACGATAACTATGCTTTCTTGCTCTTGCACCAGAATAAAGAACGTTTTGGGGGGGTTTTAAACTAGCTATTACTACTAACGTATTAGTCCCAGATAAAACGAAACAGTCACCATTTGCATTACTGAACCCAGACGCCCTACCAGCACCAGCATAAGTGTCGCTAGAAGCGGCAGTAAAAGGAAGTCCACTTAATACTAATTGGCTATCAGAACGAGAACTTTCTGTACCACTACAATAAAAGCTACATCTAGCATGACAAATCTTTCCAACTTTTACATATTTAGCAGTAACACTATGCGTTGACCCAACTCCAAATGATGGCGACCAAGTTCCAACTGTTGATGCCACAGACATACTTGTTAAATTCGCACCACTAACGGCTGGAAGTGTTGCTGGAAATCGTGCATCTGGCATTGTTCCAGAGGTAAGATTAGAAGCACTAAGATTTGATAAGTCAACGTGCTGAGTTATGTTTGAGGCGGCAAAACGAGCATCATCAAACGTACCAGACGTAATCTTTGACGTTGCTAAAGCTGGAACATCACTAGCTGACAAAGACAATCTAGCAGAGGGAACAGTGCCAGACGTTAGGTTTGAAGCTGACAATGCAGTCAAATCAACGTGTTGAGTTACAGAGCTACTTGATAGCCTTGCATCAGCAAACGTACCAGTTGTCACTTTTGCGGTGTCTAAATTAGGAACATCACTAGCGGAAATGGATAATCTTGCAGACGGGACTGTACCAGATGTTAAGTTTGATGCTGACAGTGAAGTTAAATCTACATGCTGAGTTACATTTGAAGAAGCTAATCTAGCATCCGCAAAAGTACCCGAAGTTATTTTAGATGTGGCTAAGTCTGGTATTCTTGCATCAGCTAAAGTTCCAGAAGTAATCTTAGAGGTTGGCAAATCTGGTATTCTATCTGCACTTAAACTGCCAGACGTAATCTTAGAGGCTGGCAAAGCTGGTATATCATCAGCAGTTAAGCCACCAGAAATTATATTTGCTAAGTCTCGCGCTTTTGTCATTTTGCTTTTTCCGCAGTTACATATTTAGCTTTTAAATCATCAGTAAAGTGAGAAGTAATAGCAGTCTTTACATCAGCATCAACTTCACCAAAGACCCTAGTTAATTCTGCATCCCAATCATAATCTTCTTCTTGCCAGCCTTTAGCGGCAACCTTGACATCACCAACTTTTTTTCCCTCTGGTAATGTATCTCCAGGAACAAAAACATCACCAACCTTTTTGCCATCTGGTATAAGCCCATCATTTTGGTGCTGGGTAGTGTAAAGAATATCTCCTTGATATGTTGAACCCATATCTTCCCAAACATTCTTTGGCATAAAACCACAAGAATGACCATCAGATACCCTCATAACATCTACTGAAAATTCGTGTTTATTTATTTCATATTTTGTAGCCATTTTTTCTCTCCTATGATGCAGTTATATAAGTACATTCAGCATAAAAATATCTATATTCAGAACCCAGATAACTAGGGTATAAAGTTTTAGACCTGTTCCATAAACCCCCAGTTGAGTTGTGTTCATTAATAACCCTTTGTCCATTACCATTCGACAAGAAATCCATAGCAGTTGAATTTGCCATAACCAAACATTGACCTTCATCATAAGACCCATAATAAGAACCTTGCCCAATAGGATTACCACTATTCCAAGAAGTAAAAGGCAACCCACTCATATAAACAGCTTCATCACCACCACCACCACCACTAGCTGTCCATTGAAAGTAAAGACTAACAAAGCATATTCTTCCAACTTTAACATATCTAGCTTGATGAAAACTCCAACTATGATAATTAATACTTGGCGACCAAGAGCCAACAGAAGATGCTACTGACATACTTGTTAGGTTTGCTCCGCTAACTGCTGGTAAGGTAGCTGGAAATCTAGCATCTGGCATTGTCCCACTCGTTAGGTTTGATGCTGATAAATTAGATAGGTCAACGTGTTGTGTTACTGACCCACTTGATAATCTAGCGTTATCAAAAGTTCCTGACGTTATTTTTGAAGTTGGAAGGTCAGGTATCTCTGAAGCATCTAAGGTTATTCTAGCATTTGGTACTGTACCACTTGCTATGTTGCTTCCGTTTAGTGCTGTCAGATTTGCACCATTAAAATTATATCTATTTCCTTCGTATGTACTCATATTATTTCTCCATCATCAACCAGCCTTGAGTGTCACCAGAAAAAACCAAGGCAAAACCAGCCCTCTCTGTTGCTACAGTCATATCACTTGCATCCCCCTGGATCTTCTTTCCATTCCTTGCAACTGTAAGATTATTGCTATCAAAAGTAGCACTCAGATCTATAAATCTAATCGTATCTCCAGCAGAGGGGCTCGCAGGAAGTGTCGCTGTAATTGCACCGCTTGTTGTATCTACAAAATAACCCTTATTAGCTGAAGCGTTGAAGGCAGACGTTTTGGTCTCCCATGTGAAATCAACTTCAACTGTGACGCTACCACCCAAGGCGATAGCGGAACCATTAACTGTTATGGAAGAGTTAGCTAAAGCTGAGTTAGGTACAGACGATAATCTGGCATTTGGCAATGTACCTGTTGATAGATTGGATGCGTTAGTTGTATCTACTACAGCAAAAGTATTGTCACCTCGAAGGAAGGTAGTTGAATCTTTTGTTCCAGAGGTTCCTAGTCTTGCTATGTTAACTGTGCCAGTTGAAAGATTTGATGCGTTTGTTGTGTCTACAACGGCAAATGTGTTGTCACCTCGAAGAAACGTGGTGTTGTCTTTTGTGCCTGAAGATCCAAGTCTTGCTATTGGGACTGTACCACTAGCCAAATCACTTGCATCTAAGTTGGTGAGGTTAGCTCCACTAATAGCAGGCAATGTTGCAGGAAACCTTGCGTTTGGAATTGATCCTGCCGACAAATTGCCAGCGTCTATAGAGGCGACGTTGAATGTGCCGTATGCAACCACGTCCACAACGTCTCCATTTGCTAATGCTGATGCAAAGACTACAGACGTGCCAGATGAGATTGTTATGTCTGCACTAGATAATCGAACACCATTCAAGTAAACATCTGCGTATCCAGCGTCGTATCCTAAAGTTGCGCCATTTGCGTCTGAGCCTGAAACAGTCGTTGGCGTTCCGCTTATATTATAGGTGTATCGTTGTGATGTTCCGTTGACTGTTGATCCAGCCGCCGCCCAACCAGATGATTTATAAACCTTTAGCTCATTGGCAGACGTGTCAAAATATAGATCTCCTACATCTAGTGAAGACGTCGGTGCAGACGAAGCAATACGATATCGGTCTGCAAAACTATTAACGCCACTGATGTGTGTCGCTACTGTGTTGATGTTTGAAATTGCCGCGCCGACTGTATCCACGTTTGCAATCGAATTTGCTACTGTATCTATTTCAGATGTCGCTTCCAATAGATCATTTGCAGTGGCTTGTACTTTTGCAATGTTAGTGTTGACTGTGGATATTGCAGACGAGATCCCAGAAACATTCGAAACTGCCGAACTTATCCCAGCTACAGTTGCAATTTCACTACTTATTCCAGCCGTAGTACCAATATTCGCTATAACTCCACTCGCATTTAGGTTCGCCATGTTCGTAATAACACCACTGGCATTGAGGTTTGCAATGTTGGTAATGACGCCAGAAGCATTTAAATTAGCCATGTTTGTTACGTTAGTGGACGTTCCGAGGTTCGACATGGATGTAATATTGCCTGATGTCGCTAATAAATTCATATCGGCAACTGCATCACTTGTGCCGAGTAATCCTACGGATGTAGAAACCCCTGCTACTGTGTTGACGTTGGCTATTGCTCCCGCGACTGTGTTGATGTTGGATATGCCAGACGATACTGTGGCGACGTTGCCTGTTGTTGCCCAATGTTTCGCGCTGTAACTTGATCCGTCGACTGTCCCCGACGTCTTTGTTGCCCACTCTTTTGCCGCGCCTTTAGAGGCTGTGTCTGTTACGCCCGTGCCACCGATTGCCCATGCCTTTGATGAGTAGTCTGTTGAGGAGACTTGTCCGTCTGTTTTGATCGCCCAGTTCTTTGCTTCTGATACGTCTACTATTTTCTCTGTGTTGGATGAGGAGATGAATGCCGCTTCGTCTGCGAATGTTGCGGCTGATGATAAGCCGTGGACTATGTATACGTCCTTGGTGGATAGGGTGACTATATCGAAGTTGTTGTAGGATGTTGAGCTAGAGAATGTTCCTTCTATGCTGAAGAAGGTTGTGAGGTCTGACCAACCAGAGGTACTGTTTGAGAAGTTACCTACTCTTACTTGGAGCTTGTCTGTCGAGGCATCGAAACGAAACTCGAAGTTGGCTACACGAAAGACACCACTATCGTCAAAAAGGTCGCCTATAAGATCGTAGAGGGAGCGTGTTCCTTTCTCGATACTCTCCATATAAGTGTCGAGATTATGTTCGCCTGTCTTAGATGAGCGAAATCGTATCTGTTCTGATGTGGGTTGCGTTTCTGCCATTAGTCGTAGTACCCCATTTCTTTCATTAACCTGACCAATTTTGCCTTAGTAAGGGCATACTTGTCGTCCAGATTGACTGAATTTTGTGCGCCCTCAAGTTCGGCGACACGGATTTCAAGTTCTTTAATCATGTCTTTGACTTGGCTTACGTCGCTCTTTTGTTCTTTGTGACGGGCATCTAGTTCTAGTTGCTGTATGCGTTCTACCTCGGTTACGAAGTCAACGACCTTTCCGTCTACTAGAGATCCTAATATTTCTTTTTTATCGCTCATTTCCCCTCGCTTGATTAAGTGGCACTAAGTTTCCCTTGCTTACTTCTTTTTGAATGTTCTCATTGGGTTGGACAGACGCTCCACGCATCTTTTCCATGAGTTGCATTTGCTGGGAGGGAGATGGCCCTTCCTGTTGCATCTGCTGTTTTGATATACGAAAGCGGTCAAGATCACTTATACCCATAGCTCTGATGGCTTCCTCGGCTATTTGCCCTGCGTTGTACTCCATGTTAAGACCCGTTTGCGCCATGATTTGAAGCATGTTCATCCATGCTTCGGCGTTTCGTGTGGGTTCGAGAGGGAGTGTTCCGTCTATGACAAGGTAGTCTATGTCGCCCTGTAGGTCTTTAGATACGTCGTAATCGAGGTAGCCGTCCTCTACTAAGCCCGTTAATTGGTTGGGCATATTCTGACCATCAACTTTAATTGAGCCTTCCATTGCTAAACTGTCTTGTATATTGGCAACCATCATCCGTACCATAGGTCGGATGGTGGTGGCTGACATGACACGGGCTAATACGCCCAGACGTTGAGATCCGAGTTGAGTGAGGCGTTGTATCTCTGTGGCAGTTCGAACGCCGTCTGATGTGGGCATACCCTGTTGTGCGTCTGAGGCTGATGATACTCTTTGTTTTAGTTCGGACATGGCGGCAATGTCCTGCATGTGTCCCTTCGTTACGTCTGGGATCTGCGCTATGAAGACGCCGTCTCCTGGTTTTGTGCCAGGTAGTGTACGGACTACGCCCCAAGGGTTTCTGTCTATGAG